CCAGAGGCCAAGCCAGACAGAACGCCGGCCGCCGCCGCCTGCTTTGGATCCATCCCAGCAGTCAGGGCAGTACCAAAGCCAGAGGTGCCCGCCTCAATGCCGCGCTTAATGCCCTCAGTGCCGCCGGCGCCAGGACCAAAGCCAGCAATGTCGCCAGCAAATTCTTTGCCGATAGCGCCAATGCCAGCGCCCAACGCACCACGCAGAGCACCGCTAAACGGGTTACGTCCTTGAATAGCCGAGGCCCCCGAGCCGAGAATAGTGCCGCCCAAAATATTCGAGGCAGTTTCACCCAATCCCAGGCCCAAGCCAGAAGTAATGCCTTGGCCAAGAACATTGCCCAGGCCACTGCCAATTGCGCCACTAATAGCACCCTGAAGTGGTTTGCCGCCCGTCAGGGCAGACGTGCCGGCGCCAAGCAGAGCGCCGCCAATGGCAGGGGCAATGTAGGGCACCAAGCCGGCCGCTGCCGTGCCGCCCAGAAGGCCGCCCGCGATGCTCGTGCCGATCGCCGTGCCAATGCCGGGCGCGACAATGCTCAAGACAATCGGCGCGGCTGCCGCAAGAACGCGCCCCCAATTCCACCTGTATTCACGCAAGCCGGTTTTGGGGTTGATGGTTCCGGCCCCACCCGCCTGCCGCAACATCTCCGCCTCACGGGGATTGATGTGCGCCAGTTCAGTATCGCCGCCACGCCCGGCAGCCTGCACACGCCGCGCCGCGACAGTCAGGCCACCACGGGCATAGCCCTGCTCTTGCAGGCGATCCTGCAGGCCATACAGCGCAACCAAAAGCGAAATGATGTAAATCGGATCAAACTGAGGCGGCAGCGTATTCTCGTCGATTTCTTCGTCTTCAATCGCCGCCTGACGAACCTCGCCATACTTGTCGGGGTTCTGGATCACAAACTCCAAGAGGGCGATGATTTCATCCAGATCCTCTGGAGTGACGGGCATATTGATGACCGCCTTCTCCATGGCGTCGATCGCCTGAGAAAAGCTTGGGTCAGACTGAGCTACCTGCATAATCTGATCGCGGATCGTCGCCATATCGCTACTCCAACGCCTGACAAAAACGCTCAGCCCATTCCCGCCAATTATCGAAATAATAGGGGATTGGGAAATTTTCTTTGAGCGTCATATTATTGAGAAACTGCATGGCCCAATTCTGCCACTGATCCTCAATGTCCAGACGCCCAAAGGCGCCATAAGGATCAAGGTCCAAGGCAATCTGATCTGCCCAATCCCGCAACCCAAGCCCAGTAGGGAGAGTAACGCGAATGCTCATCCCAGTACCGTCCTGTCGCCCACAGACATATGGCCAATGATCTGGCCCATCTGATAATCGCCATAGACTTCATTGCTTTCAAATCGCACCCGTAATTCACGGCGCTGCTCCTTGAGCATGACAATCTGTTCATGTGGCGTGGATGGGTTCTCAGGGAACGTGAAGATTGTGCTGTAAACCTCTGGAGCCCTTGCATTTGCTCGGCCAGTAACTTGCACAGTCATCGCGCCGCGCTGCACAAAGTCAGGCTCAATCGTCGTGATCCGCAGATACTCGTTCTGACCCTGAACCAACTGCGACAAGTCGGCAGTCTCAAAGTATGACTGGATGGGGAAGATGTTCGGCCCATCATACTCGTCAGTCAGCTGCTCCTGCACCCAAACCTTATAGCCGTCCACATTCTGAGTGACGCCCGTCAGAACAGGCGCCGCAAAGGAGTTTGCAAACTGGCCGGCAGAACGCCCGCCATTTGGCAACTCAGTGTCGTACCAAGTGTTTTCGCGGACATTGTAGATGACGGCATGCGTGCATTCGGTGGCATCGCCACGCGGGTAGCACCACCAAATCTCGCCATACCGAGGCACCTTAAAGGCAAAGACCTTATTCTGCTGTGATTTGTTAAGACCGTCAAAGAAGTAATTGATATTCATATTGTTTGGCACTTCACGCACCACGCCATTGAACATCATGAAACGGTCAACGCCACACCAGAAAAACACGCCGTCATAGTCAATGACGCAGGTGGGAGACAAAATAGACGTGTCAGTCGCGACAACGTCAAACTGGAAGACGGAAGCGCCACCCGTGAAGGTGGCGCGGATGACCGCATCAAATGCCCAGAAGATGCCCGCAGGGGCACTCCCAGAGCCAGCACGCAAGGGAAGGCCCTTGATGATCTTCTGGCCCCACACGCGCGCCAATCCGGCGCCTGCAGCCGTATCGCGAAGCTCTGTCGGCTCCCCAGGCTTGGACCACCCAATGATCCCATCAGTGCCGTAGTAAAACAAATACGGGTGCAGGGAGACAATTCCGCCAGTGGCATTTGCATCGGCCGGCAGCGAAATGGACTTCAGCTTATTCGTCCCCAAAACATCGCCATAGAAAATCTGGCCACCCTGGTCATTGCAGATGCAACTCAAATTCGGGGCGGCATGCGCAAGGATGTAGTTTTGGTTTGAAGACGATTCATACTGATAGTCAAACATCCAGGCATTGTCGGCGCTTGCCGTGTAGGCAAATGACCCGCCGGCCATGTCAGTGTGCGTCTCTGTGATGGTGGTGGTCGTGACCGCCACTTGGTAGCTATTGGGATCCGACCCAGCCGCAGCCGCCGCACTGATCGTGATGATTGGGCCGACGGCCGCCGCCGTGTATTCCGGCACAGACGTGTGGGCATTGATGTTGGCCGCAACTGCAGTCGCCGTGGTCGATAAGTTCGTCGTGAAGGCGACAGACCCAGACATGATGTTGACGCCGTCAACCGTGATCATATTCACAGAGCCAGCAGCGCCGCCAGTCAATGTCACCGTCGCAGTCGCGGCCACATTGATGGGCGTCCTGTCAGTCACAACCGAGCTGTTGAAGCTCGCATCAATCGTGAACCGCTCAAGGTAATTCTCACTGCCAGAATGGCAGTAAACAAACCCATTCTGGGTGAATGTAGAAAAGCCGCGGCTGATTTCGCTTAGATATTTTTGAACAGAACGATAGCCGCCAATCTTGCGAGGCAAGCCGCGCTGCCACCGCACCCACTGGCCGTCAATATAATTGTCGCCCTCAAAGCGCGTACCGTCACGCTTAATGCCCGCCGCAGACTTGAGGACGACAGTCGTTGCCTTCATCAGAACGTGCCGCCATTGATATTGCCGGCCTGGGCAACGCCCAAGGCAGCCCAAGCCGCCGCCTGATCCACCGCAGTAAATAGAGCAATCCCAGTCGAAGTGCCGCCCAAATTAATCCGTGCGCCACTTGCCGTGGTGGCATTCGTGCCGCCTTGGGCAATTGTAATAGGGAAAGACACGCCGGCAGTGTCGGCCTCAAGAACGTCAGTTCCATCGCAATAGAGGATAGAGCGAGAGCCCTGGGCAATGCTGACGCTAGAGCCACCGCCAGATGGCGCAATCGTAAACGTAAACGCGCCAGTCGTCTGGTTATCGACCCAATACTGCTGAATGGTCGCCGGAACGACGACAATCCGATTGCCAGTCAACACGCCAGCAAATCGGTACGCAATACGATTGAGCTCAGACCCTGTCAGCGTGTAGGTGCCAGTTCCGGCAACACTAATGACAGTATAGTCAAACGCGAAAGTCGCAGATTGCCCAAATCCAATGGTGTGGAAGTTGGTGCCATCCGAAACAATGATGGCCGACTCATCCGGCTGGAAACTGAGCGTCGCAGACCCATCAATCGTGACAATACCCGGCGGCGTCGCCACAATGGCGCCAGTGCCTGAATTGCGCAGGTAGAGGAACCAATTATTGCCCACCACTGCAGGATCCGGCAGCGTAAACACCCCAGCCGCGCCAGTCCAATTGTACATGAGGGCGCGGTCAGCAGTTCCAGACGTGTAGTTGCTGTTGAACGTCGTGACCGGGACAGACTGGCTGAGAAGAGTGCCAACCGCGACAATCCCATTGCCGGCCAGGGCAGAGGCATTCGCGACACTCGCCGCCGCGCCATACTGCAAAGAACGCCAAGTGCCGGCCGCCGTCGTGTTGCTGGCAACATAAACCTGCCACAACTCGCCGCCCGCAATCGTGACAACCTGCGTGCCGACGGCATTCTTGACAGTAAACGTGCTCCCGCCGCGGTTATTGAAGAGGATCGTATTGCCAGTGCCAGTCTTGTTGGCATCCGGCAGGATGATGCTCAGGCCGGAAGATGCCGGCGTGACGTCAATAATCCTGGTCGCCAGATTGGTATTGGTGGAAGTCTCTTCCGGCCAACTGAGCGTCACATCAGCAGAAAGCGCGATTGAGCTGTAGCTGATTTCACTCGGGTAGATATTAGCGCCGCCGAAAACGTCGGTGTAGATAGTCATCAGGCTTCACTCCTGTTGGCGCTGCGATCCATGATGCGCTTCAGATCCTCGCCGCTAATGGCCTGAGCCGCCCTGTCATACAAAGCCTGCCAAGTCTGAATGCGCTCGTCGCTCTTCAAGAATGGCGTCGCCTCCAACAGCGCCGCATAGAGCAACAAATCAGGCGCATATTCCGTCAGCCAATTCGTCTGCAACTCTTCACCCAACAACGCAGGCTGCTCGTAATACAAAATCTCCAGAGTGCTGGCCGCGTCAGGCGTCGGCGCAAGCAGCCAGTGCTGGAAGTCATAGTCGGCATAAAACTGCGGGGTGCCAGTCTGGGCCTCGTTTGGCCAATAGTTGCGGCAATACTCATAGGCACGG